GAAGCAGGGAAACACCATGGGATACTGGCGCTGACTGATGTGGTCTGGTACTGCATACATGCGACAGATGTAGCGGAAGTGCTGGACGTTGATGATACACTTATTGAACTCCACGTCACTGACGAAGCTATGCACGATACACTGGAAAGATTAAAGGCGGCAGCAAATGGATAATATACTTCCACTAATTCGTGGGCTTGATGTTTCGCTTGTGTTGCTGGAACTCAAGAACAATCCACAGCTCTGGAACACCAACACCTATCGCACCAGTAACCCCAACAGCCCACATCGGGAAGTTGATGACATTTGGATACGGTACAATCGCAGGGAAGTACTGGAAAATACCCCAGAACTCCTTCACGCGGAGCATGATTCGGTGTGGTATCCAGCGATTGAACGCCTCCCTAGTTTGAAGAAACTCGCACTGGACTTAATGCACCATGTTAAAGGTGAGCGGCTCGGCGGTATATTGATTACGCGTATCCCACCTTGGAAGCAAGTCTACCCACATGATGACCGTGGCTCTTGGCATGCAGCTTACTACGACAAGTACGCGGTGCAACTCGAAAGCGCACCTGGGCAGTCCTTTGAGTTTGAGGAGGGTGGTTTTGCGGCGATGCCTGGGGATGTGTACTGGTTCAATAACCAAGTAAAGCATTGGGTTACTAACAATAGTGACTTTGACCGAATAACCGCGATAATATGTATTCGCACTGATAAAGGAGTAGCATAATGCCTTTCATCGTAGACACCGTCCTCCCCGCAGTTGCCTCGACTATTGTGGGAGGTGCAGTTAGCAGCATATTTGCCCCAAGCTCCAGTGGCCCAACAGGGGCACAAGGAGCGGCCGCAGCATCTGACCCTTTTGCTTCCCAGCGCGCGCAGTACCAGACGCAACTTAGCGACATGATGAAACCTGGCCATGCAATGAATGTGCAAGACCCTTCGTATGCTTTCCGTTATGACCAAGGTCTGATTGGGCAGGAACGTGCGCTTGCGGCTGGTGGTATGGCAGGGAGTGGGAATGCAATGGCGGCTGGCGCGATGTACGGTCAAGGTCAGGCATCGAATGAGTACGCGAATCAGTTTTCCCGATTGTCACAACTTGCAGGTGCTAACATCGGAAGTCCTGCGGCAGCTGGGCAGATACTTAGCCAAGCTGGACAGATGCAGCAAGGAGGGGCAACTGCACTGGGGAACTCAGTGGGGTCAGCTGTTGGAAATCTATTCGGGCAAACCTATGGCGGCCCTGGCTCAACAGGCACCTTCTTCAACCAAACTGGATTCGACACTGGCGTTGGCGGTTCTGGGTACACAGCAGCAAGCATGGGTGGGTATGGTTCCGAAGAGGCTCAGATGGTGGCTGCTCAGTGGCCAGGTGCGGGATTCTAAATCATGGCACTAAGCGGATTCCTACAAGGGCTTGGCCAGCAAGCTGGCTACATCATAGACTACAAGCAGCAGTACGATGCGAAGCAGCAACAACTGGAGCTTGGGAAACAGCAACTCCAGATGAACGCCTTCAACATGCAACTGCAACAGCAGCAACTTGCAACAAAGGCTGAAATTGGGCAAGACTTATCCGCGCAGTTTAAGGCTGATGCGACTGCTGTGGGTGACTTGGATAAAACAACTGCAATTTATCAGAAGGAGTTCTCCAAGCTTATGACGGAGGGGAAGCTGGAAGATGCTTCACGTATGATGCAGATGGCTAACCAGACTGAAGCGGCCTCACGTCAGAAGAAATCGGATGTACTTGAGCAACACAAGCAACTGCAAGAAGCAACTGCGACCGCAGCGTTAAACTATGCCGATAACCCTACCCCAGAAGGTGCTGCGGCACTTGAAAAGGCTTACGCTGCTAGTGGTGGTGATGTTAACCTGATTCCGAAGCCAAATACTCCTGGATACTCTGCCTGGGCAACGGGTCAAGCGACTTCCTCAATGACGGCAGCGCAAAAAGCAACGTTCGTGCAGAAGGAGGCAGACTTGAAAGCCGCTCGGGATGAGAAAGCTAGAGAGGCTGCTGCCCTACTTGATGAAAAGAAGTCGAGGGACGCGGCAACAGAGGCCTTTCGTCAGATGGGGATGCAGCTGCGAGTGAGTGAACTAGAAGCAAGGAAGGAAGCTCACCGTGATGCTGTGGCTGCTAGGACAGATGCTACTTCTTTCAGAGAAACCGAAGTCTTGAATACCAAGCTGCAAGCTGTGGCAAAGCCAATCCTCTTAGACCGTTCAAACCTGGATACGGTGAGGTCATTGCTGGCTCAGGATGACTCTCGCTCCGACCAGCAAGTTCGACAAATCTTGGGCGGTATATTCAAAGGGCCTAGAGGGATTGCAACTAACAAATTCTACACTGACAATAAAACCTTCGGTGACTTGTCAGAACGCGTAGAGGGCTTCCTCAGCAAGCAACTTTCTGGGAAGTTTCGAGATGACGACCGTGCAGGTTTAAGGCGCATGGTGGATGAAACTGAGAGAACGTTAATCGACCCGCAACTGCAAAAGCTGGAAGATAGTCAAAGAGCTCATGCGAAACAGTATGGACTTAATCCTGAAGATGTAATGATAGAAGGTGACTTTAATCGGGCGAAGCCACAGGATGATGCCCCACCAGCAGGTACGAGTACCAAGGCAACTCCCCATTCCACTGTGAAGCCACCTGCAGGGGCAAAACCATTCGGGCCGCCTGGGGTATACATACTTCCAAGTGGGCATAAGTTTATGGATGGTGTTGAATATTACGAGAAAGAGAAGGGGAGTGGAAGATGGATACCAGTAATGAAGTAACAGACCCAAGTATACTTTCACGCTTGAATGCGCCAGCCAATGCACCAGCAGAGGGGAAAGAAGTAACCGACCCCACCATACTGGCGCGGCTCAACGCCTCCAACTACGCACACCCAGATACGGTACGCCACGCACCTGAGAGCGATTTTCCTTACATTGCTGACCAAGTAAACAAAACCACAGCTGGCATGGTTGGGGCGCTTGGTGTACCTGTCAGTATGGTGAATCAGCTCCTCGAGCAAACTGGACTACCTGTAAGTAATCGACCAGTTGGCGGTTACGACATGATGTCGGAAGGTGCTGAAAAAGCCTTTGGCGTAAAGAACTTAAAAGCTCCTACTGACTCGATGGGGCATATCAGCAAGCTTACTGAGTACAAAGCTGAAATGGCCTCCTTCCTGGCGGGTGCTGCCCTGCCTGAGATGTGGGCTTTTAAGGAACTTGGCGCTGCCTCAAGAGGTACTAAAATGGCACACGCTGGTATGACTGCGCTGAGTGCTGCGGGAGGGGCTACGACTGCCGTGGAGGGTAAGGAATGGGGCAAGGACTTTGCGGCTGCCCACGGAATGAACCCCCAGCAAGGTGAGATAATCGGAGGGATGATTGGCAGTGTCATTGGGCCTGGATTGCTGGTTGGTGTTACAGCAGCTGTGAAAGGTTTGAAGGCAGAAGCTGAGAAGGCAGCAGCAACCCGCGGCTGGGGCACGTCACCAGCTGCACAAAAAGCACATGCAAACAAGTTAATCCTGGAGGAAACTGAACATGCACTTGCGAACTCCCCGAACAGTGAAGCAGAAGGTGCACGCGCTGTGCAGTTGATGCAGAAGATTAAAAACTTCCGCCCAACGCATCCACAACAAACTAATTCCCCTGGCCTCAAGGCACTCGCTCAGGAAGTGGCGAATAAAAGTGCTGTCAATTATGCCCAGGCACACGCAGTGCAGGAGCGGAATATAGCTGCTGTGAAAGCGTATACGGAAAAGACCTTCGGGCCTGCGCATCAGGATTTGACTGGCCCAGCAAAAACCGAATTGCTATTGCAGCAACAAGGGCTGGACTTACACATAGAGAAGCTGACTGATGATATCAGAGACCTGGACGCGAAGTTCAATCGGGCTGGGAATGACACTGAAGCCATTGGTGAGGAATTACGCACTAAGTACTGGGAAGCTAAGTCGGCGGCGCAAGGCGTGAACAGGAAAAAGACTTCTGAGATATACTCCTTGGCTGACAGAATGGGCATCCGCGTGGGTATGGGGGATACGCGGGAAGTTGTGCAGAAGATAGTAGGGGCTGACAAAGAAACCTTCCAGAACATGCCTCCTGTGTTCGCCAAGGTACTGAAAGAATACCCAACTGCAACAGCTGACAAGTACGTCCGCGAAACTGTATCGAAGCCAGGTGCTGTCAAGCCCATGTACACGACGAAAGTGGAAAAGGGAAATCCTGGCAAGGACGAGGGGAGTTTTCAGGAGCTGCATAGTCTGTACAAGCAAACGAATCGGGAATGGGCAGATGCCACAAGCGCTGGGGACAGCCAAAAAGCGATGTACCTTGCACTGCTCCGTGACCACCTGAAGCAAAAAGTTGACACCTTCAACGGTGCTGAGTTCGGTGAGCTTGGTAAGAAATTTTCCCAGTTCAATCGGGACTACGGACGGTATTCGAGGATTTTCAAGGAAGGCACTGGTGCTATGATTTCCAAGAGGAGGCCTAATGGCATTGCCGTGGACGCTGAGGACATTGTGACGAAGACAATACTGCGTTCGGGGGATAAGAAGAAAGGTGTGCAGGACTTCTTTAATATCTACGGGAGTGACCCACGCGCGGCAGAGCTGCTGCATGATGGATTGCTGGATAGCTATTCAAAAGCCGCGATGAAGGATGGGCAGTTTACCCCTGCAGCCGCTCAGCGCTGGCTTGACCAGCATCACCAAGCCTTGTCAGAGCTTCCAGACACTGCGAAGAAGTTCCAGGACGCGCAGAAGATGGGTGATGCGATGCTGAATCGACGGACGGAGCTGGTGAAGCAACGCGAGGCACTGGATAGGAGTGAGGTTGCAAAGGTCGCAGGGAGTGAGCAGCCTGAGAAATTGATTGCAAGTGCAGTGAATGACCCCAAGGTAATGCGTGCGTTGATGGCTGGAGCGCATACGCGGGAGAGTAAGCAGGCGATTGCAAGGAGCGTGGCTGATTACGTTGGGAAGCAGAAGGACGGAGTGAGATTCCTGCGGGAGAATGAGGTTGTACTCAAGCCAGTGATGGAGCAACTCGGGAAAGGTCACTGGGATAATTTGGTGTCGATTGAAGAAGCTAACGCGATACTCAAGCGGGTTGAGCCCCCACACGCTGTGGAGTTGTCGAAGCCAAAAGACCCACTGGAAGCCAAGACGGGAACTACGGTGAAGTCAGCAATCTCAAGGTTCAAGAACATGAATACACCGTTGGGTCTGAGTCCTGAGGTTATGATAACGGAAGCTGCTGGGAAGTTCATGTTCAAGGTGCAGTCGGCGGAAATGGAACGGCTGCGGATGGCCGCTTACTGGGATGCAGATGTTGCGAGTACGCTGGCGAGGGTGGAGAAGGTGCGGGCAACGGGTGGGAAGTTGTCGAAAGAGGAGATTGCACACTTCGTGAACACGGCGTGGCTGTATGGTGTGCGGGTTGACAGGGAAGTGAAGCGGACACAGGAGCATCAGCGGGATGAGCGGGCAGAGGAAGCGAGGATGAAGGAGCATTATTAGGGCGGGTTACGGCAGTGTAATACGGGGGAATAACTCAAAGTGAGCGTGCAGTTCCCCCCTGTTTGCCGCCATGTACGAGGCTGAGGAGGTGTAAGCGAAGTGTTTTCCGCCCTCCGTGCGTGTGCAGTAGGCTCTTACCGCCGTACCCACTCTACCACTAACTCTGCGCTCTTGACGGCGCACTCGTAAACCATTACACTGAAGGTGTTGACTCTCCAACTAACAACCCCCGCACCCCTACTGCTTATTATAGTTGTCGGCTAGCTTTTGCTTGTGCTTATTATAACTTGCGGCGGCACGAGGGGGTTATTGGGGCGGATTACAATGCTGTAATACACGCGAATAACCCCAATACAGTAACGTGTGCGGCTGACTGTGGGGGCTGCAGGTGCAACTTGCGGCAATAAAGCGTGGCAGTAGCAGTCTGGATTGTTTGGGCAGCGCCATCGGCGCGGATAACCCTCCCACTGTGCTGACCTGTTACAGTTGCAACAAGGTGTGCGGGACTGCTTCTTACTGTTGCAGGGGCATGGGGCTGTTGCTGCTGCTGCTGTTGCAGATGGGATTGTTTTAGCCTCCCTACGGTCGCTATTGCTGCCCCCTTGCTCCCCCCGCCTCCTTGCCCCTATACTCCCTCCCATCAGCCACACTTTTCTCTTTGGCACACCTTATGAACATCCTCATCATCGACGCAATGGCTGCAGGACTCGACTTCGCTCTCCGCTGCGAAGCCCAGGGGCATACAGTCAAAATCTGGTACCCCAAGGACACCCGCACAGGCGGGGATATTCCTGTCGGGCGTGGTCTGGTTGACATCGTGGCGAACTGGCAGAGCTGGATGAAGTGGGCAGATTTGGTCTTTCTGACCGACAACGCGCGCTTCACACGGGAGCTTGAACACTACAGGGAGCGCGGCTACCCTATCTTCGGGCCGAATATGGAAGGTACTGCCTGGGAACTCGAGCGGGGGACTGGGCAAGCTGTGCTGGAAGCTCACGGGATTGCCTGCATGGAGAGCACTATCTTCAGCAACTACGACGAAGCCATTGTGTACCTTAATGCAAACCCTGGACGCTATGTATCCAAACCAACTGGGGACGCGGACAAGGCACTGAGCTATGTTGCGAAAAGCGCGGAAGACATGCTGTTCATGCTGGAGCGCTGGAAGCGCACGATGAAGAAGAAAGTCCCTTTCCTGTTCCAGAAATTCACCCCAGGCATTGAGATGGCAGTGGGTGGATGGGTCGGACGAGATGGATTCCTGCCGCATTTCCTCGAGAACTTCGAGTTCAAGAAGCTGATGCCAGGGGAAATTGGGGTAAACACTGGGGAAATGGGCACGGCGATGAAGTATTGCAGCGCGGAGGAGTCACTCTTGGCGCGGGAAATGCTCCTGCCACTCGAAGCAGCTCTCATCCGAAGCGGCTATACAGGCTACATCGACGTTGCAGTTATTATTGATAAAGCTGGCAAGCCATGGCCACTGGAATTCACCACACGCCCAGGCTGGCCATTGTTCCAGATTCAGCAAGTCCTGCATGAGGATGTCGCTGGGTGGATGCTGGAAGCAGTGCGCGGAGGGGCTTGCAGCTTCGAGCCGAAGCGAGGCATCGCAGTTGGTGTTGTGGTTGCAATACCTGACTTCCCGTATGGTAAGTTGACACGGGAGGAAGTCAGCGGCTATCCTGTCTTTGGAATCACCGACAGCAACCGCTACTACATCCATCCGAGTGAAGTCAAGGGCGGAATCATCAACGGCAAGCCTATGCTGGTGTCTGCTGGGAACTACCTCTTAACCGTGAGTGGGGTGGCAGGGACAGTACAAGGCGCTATTGACGGTGCTTACAAACGTGTGAAGGAACTCGTTATCCCTAACAGCCCCATCTACCGTAATGATATTGGTAAGCGGCTGGAGGCACAGCTTCCAGAGTTGCAGGCGCTTGGGTATGCAGAAAGCTGGGAATGGTAAACGGGTGTTTTGTGGGCGGTTTTATGCCATTGGTTAGCCTCATGTGGGCGCGTGTTGCGTTAAAATTGCATGGGTATAGGTTAGCATTGGGGGGCGTAATTAAATCGCTCAAAATGGCTCAAATAACTAGGGCGTATTACAACACTGTAATCCACACGAGAAACTAACTATGGCTTCCAACAATTATTGGGCATCAGGTCAATGGAACTTCATCTGCGAGTTGTGCGGAGCGAAGCGGAAGTCCAAGGATGGGGTGAAGACCTGGGATGGCCATTATGTTTGCAGTTCGCATAAGGAATTGCGGAATCCACAGGACTTTGTGCGGGGGGTGCGGGAGAACCTGACAGTACCTTGGACGAGGCCACCTATGGGTGACCAGTTCGTACCAATTGAGTACGATAGGAGCCTTGCGGACGAGGCTGATATCACTGAAGGTCTTTCGTTTAACCTGTCACGGATTATTGGTGTTGCTACTGCCAGCCCTGATGGTCTTAATGGTAATGCACTGAACAGCGGTGTGATGAATTCCACCAGTGCTACAACGGTGAATAGTGAGCAGGCACTGATAACAGAATCTGTGAGGTTGAGCACCTCAAAAACCTTTGCTGACAGCACCACGCTCTCAGAGACATTTAGTCTTACAGTTATCAGTACAATTATTAGTGCGACTAGCCTGAATGGTAGTGCATTAAATACATTGGCATTAGGATAAACTATTTGCTACAGCTAACACTTATAAGGATTCACTATGCTGCGGGATATGATAGAAGTTGCAGGTAAACTCAGTATTGTACTGACAACTGCGGATGGTGTGGTGAAGGACAGCAGGGAGCTGGATAACCTGATAGTTCAAGTAGGGAAGAATTACTTGGCGGGTGGGGTTATTGGTGCTTTGTCACAGCCTTTTAGCTACATGGCACTTGGAACTGGTACGGTATCCCCAAGCCTTGGGGATACGACTTTGGGGGCTGAACTTGTCCGACAGTCTTTTACTACGGCAAGTGTGTCAGCTAATATAGCAACAGTGAGTACGACTTTCGGTGCTGGTGTAGGCACAGGTGCATTGACTGAAGCAGGAATTCTCAATGCAGCAACGGCTGGTGTGATGTTGTCACGTGTTGTGTTTTCAGTGGTTAACAAAGCATCTACTGACGCGCTTACAATCACTTGGGCTATCACAATCGGTTAAGGGGTAAAGTATGGGAATAAAGTTCACGAATAATGCTACTACTACTCTGGCAGCAGGGATTAACAGTTCCGTAACATCGTTATCAGTGCAGTCTGGGGCAGGTGGATTGTTTCCAGTGCTGGGTGGCGGGGATTACTTTTACTGCACACTGGCCAATGTGGGTGGTGCTGTGGAGATTATAAAGGTCACGGCGAGGTCGGCAGACACCTTTACGATAGTCCGTGGGTATGACAATACGGCGGCACTGGCTTGGAACACAGGGGATAAAGTGGAGTTGCGGGTTGTTGCGGCTGGGTTTAATGATATTAACACAGCGATTGCGGCGGCGACAACTACGGCGAATGCAGCAGCTCCGCTTGCTTCACCTGCATTTACGGGTACTCCGACAGCACCAACACCTGCCACGGGGGATAACAGCACATTGATTGCAACTACGGCTCTGGTTACTGCAAAGATAGCTGCTATACCAGCCCCAGTAGTTCCACCAAACTTGCTACAAGCACAATTCTTTCCAACTTTCTAAGGATACATAATCATGGCTGCAAATACTTCACCAATTTCACCAATCGCACCAGCTACAAGCTGGAACCAATCAGTAATCACGGCTGCTAATGCGGCGTTAGACGGTACTGGCACAGTAGGCACATTATTCACTGCTGGCGCTAACGGCTCTCGTGTGAACAGATTACACATACAACACCTTGGCACGAACGTGGCAACAGTGATGCGATTCTGGCTCAATAATGGTTCAGCTAATTCTACGCCAGCAAACAACGTACTAATAGCGGAGGTTACAGTTCCCGCGAATACGCTTTCACAATCTGCAGCTTCTGCCGCTATTGACGCAGCATTGAACGTAGTAGTGAAACCTGGCTACAAAATCCTGTATGCAATAGGAACAGCGGTTGCAGCAGGTCATGCGGTGTCAACACCAGACGCAGGGGATTACTAATCATGTTTGGGATACCTGGGGTTGGGGTTGATAGGCAGTTGCTGGGGGCTATTAACAATATAGTTCATGGGTCAATCATTTATACTGCAAATGGAACTTTTATAGTACCTGATGGGGTGTCCACCGTTTGGGTAACTGCAATTGGCGGTGGTGGTGGGGGTGGGACATCTGCAGGAACTGGCTCCACTGGAGGAACTACAAGTTTTGGCGCTTCTGTTTCTGTTTCAGGTGGTGCTGGCGGTTCTCCATCATCAGGTGGGGTAGGCGGGGTAGGCGGAGGGTCTGGAGTATCTAGTGGTACTGGCGGGGTGGGCGGCCTTGGAGGCGCAGCCAATACATCTGCTCAGACCAACTCTGGCGGGGGTGGAGGAGGTTTTACAGATACTACCAACGGCGGCGGAGGTGGTGGTGGAAGTGGATATATGGTTACAAAGAAAGCTGTTTATGTAAGTCCTGGACAGTCAATAACTGTAACTATTGGTACTGGCGGTGCTGGTGCTGGTCTTGCTGGCTCTGGAGCGTCTGGATACTTAACTGTAGAGTGGTGATATAAAATGCAAGCACAAGATGGGCGCATTTACGCACAGATAGTTAATGGTAGATTTCATTGGCAATTCACACAGTCAGAGCTTCCCGAATGGGCTGATGATGCTTTTGAAGTTGTCGATATTACGGATATGAACCCGATGCCGACTGTCGGAATGCTCTGGGATGGGGTACAGTTTATTTTCCCCACAGGGGCTGTTGAAACTGTGGCATCTGTACAGCAAATACAACTGGCACTAATAGATAAAGCCTACGACACTGCTATGCAGCAGCCAATCGCCTACATGAACACGGCATTTCAAGCAGACAAAGATAGTCAGGACTTGATGAACCATGCGATTACAGGCTTGCAAGCTATCGTTGCGATAGGTGGTACAGTGCCAGCTGACTTCGCCTGGTATGATGTGAACAATCAGCCAGTACCAATGACACTGGTACAACTACAAGGGCTGTTTGCAACTGGTGTGGCTAACGTAAATGCGCTATTCGTCCACAAGCAGACGCAGAAAGCTGCAATACGCGCTGCAACTACAATTGCAGACGTAACAGCAATCTCATTCTGAGGCGGGTAGCGTAATGAAAATCCCTTTGACAGCCCTGACAATCACCACAAGAGATGGGACTTTAACCAAAGATTCCAAGGCCACTAACGTCCTCGGTGGGCAGAAACGACCAGGTCTTGCAACTGTGGCGCAATTGCCAGTTGGGGTTGGTCAAGGGATGTTTAACTTTGCACCGCTTGGGACGCTGGTAGTCATTAGCAATAGCATATACTCTTTAACGACTGGCTTGCTGGTTGCGGCGATTCCAAGTGGTGTAGGGCCTTACGACTTTACAGAAGTTGCAACGAATGGGATACTGGCTTTCAAGGATGCCGCAAATATCTGGACAATGCAGTATTCGAGTGTTGTTGTGGCGGCGCAGCCTGCTGTACCAGCGACTTCCACGTCAGCGGCGAAACTCCCAATTCCTGGGTTGAGCATTGGTGTGAACTTGGTGAAAGTCCCTCGTGGTGTTGCTGGTGCTGCGGTGTTGCAGCCAGGCACAGGTGGCACAGACGGGACTTACGCGCTGACAATAACAGCAGCTTCGGGCGACACGGGGTCAGGAGCGACTGGGACTTATGTGATTTCAGGTGGGATAGTCACTGCAATCACGATTACAGCTGTGGGGGATAATTACCTTGTGCCCCCGATAGCGACATTCCCACTTGGAGGGATTACTGGCGCTACAGCTACGGTGACTGTAAACAATGTCCCTACGGCAATGCTTCCAGGGATTGTGTTTCTCGACAGTACCTACTATGTAATGACAACTGACGGGAAACTCACAGGGTCAAATTTGAGTGACCCTAGGAACTGGGATGCACTTAACTACTTGGTGCTGAATGCTGACCTGGGAGAGCCGATAGCAGTTGCGAAGCAGTTGAACTACGTTATAGGGTTTGCTAATCAGTTTACTTCCTTCTACTACGACGCAGGGAATCCTCCTCCAGGCTCACCACTTAGCCCTGTGCAAAGCGCATATATGGATGTGGGGTGTGTGAATGCTGGGAGTGTGTGTCAAATCGGTGGATTGCTGCTGTTTGTAGGAAAAACAACTACAAAAGGCAGGGGAGTGTATGCGCTAAAGGGTGCGCAGTATGAACTATTGTCTGATGTGTACCTGGATAAAGTGTTGATGCTGAGTACCCTTGTTGGGTGCAGCGCGATGAATATGAAGGTGCAGGGTCATGAGTTGTATTTGTTGACGCTACCTGATTTAGGAATCACCCTTGCGATGGACTTTAATCAGAAGCAGTGGGGGGTGTGGACTTCCAGCGTCAGTCCAGCGGCTACACAGCTAATCCCAGGTGATTACACACAGGGCGTTTTTGCACCTGTGCATTACCTTGATGGTAACGCTGATATTGATTTGCTGCAACACCCAAGTAATGGGAAGGTATATCAGCCTTTATGGAATGTATATACTGATGATGGGCTTCCAATTGACGTTAATCTTGTGACTGCGCAAGTGGAAGGTGAGAACTCAGATTACGTGAGGATTGCTGCGGCAGAGTTTATAGGGGATAAAGTTGCATCTACTTTATATATTAGATTTTCTGGGGATGATTATAACACTTGGAGTGCTTACCTACCTGTGGACATGGCACGAGTGAGGAGTAGGGCAGTACGACAAGGCGCTACACGAAGAAGGGTGTATCAGCTGAGGCATACAGATAATGCCCCCTTTAATGCGAGAGAACTGCACTTGGAAGTTTCCAAGTAATTAGGGCGTATTACAAAATTGTAACCCACACGAGAAAGCACTATGACCACTCCCCAGTTTCAATTACCTCCACCCCCCCAGGAACTCCCAGCTGAACTTCACAGATGGTTTCAGCTTGTGTACGCTAGGTTGTTGGCAGCGAATATAGGGACTATTAGCTTCACCGATTTGAATTTCACTGACGGGAACTTGACAGAAATCCCTACAAGGAATCACAATGATTTGCAGGGGATTCAGGGGGGAAGTGCAACCGACAGGCAGCATTTGACAACGGCACAAGTGGCTGACCTTGCAACTATCAAAGCGGAAATTGCTGCGGGATTGACGGTGACAATCGCAACGGCTAAGCTGACAACTGGTGGGGTAAATGGTTCAATGACCTTTACTAACGGGATACTAACGGCACAAACTGCAGCAACTTAAAACAAAAGGCAAGTAGGACATGCAAACAGAATTACCAATAACTGAGATTGCACTTTTTATTGTAGGGGCTGTGTTTACGTTTATAGGCTTTTTACTTCGGCAAAAGGATGAAAAGCAAGAAGAGCAGATAAAGTTATTATTTGCCAAGCATGATGAGGATGCAACTAAATTGGAAGAGCTGCGATTGGAAATAGCTAAGCACCACTATATTCGTCCTGAGTTGGATGCAAAGTTTGACAAACTTGAGGGCTCAATTGTAGAGGGACTGAATAAGCTGGGGGAGAAGTTTGACAAACTCAGTGAACGATTGATGAAGAATTCTCAATAATTTTTACAGTATACACTTAGAGGGGTATAAAATGACAGCGGATACAATGCTTGGGTTGGTAATAGGCCCGATAGCTTTACTTAATGCAACTCCAGTTGTGCAACCAATGGCAGGCGCGCCACTCCCCGCAATCATCAAGCTATATGTAACAGCGGGTGACACTCTCGTGCTAGACCAGTCGTTTGACGGGGGGCTAACTTACGACACGCCGCTGCTTACGACAACAACAAGTCAAGGCGTGAGGCTGGACGCTGGTTGCTCGCATATCCGTGTCACGCGTTCTGCTGGCGTTTCGACTACTTCTTACTTTACAGTGTGTGGTTAATCATGGCTAATGAGAATTTGTTTAAGCCTTACAAACAGCCATACATACTAGCCCAGGATGGCGTTCCTGTTGGTCTTGCGCCGAATGGTATAGTTGCTACAAATGGGCAGATTACGCTAGTAACAGCATTACCACGCGTCTACTCCAATGGTATTTGGGTATATTTACCCGCTGGCTCTGTATCAGGTGGTGCGGCTGGCTTGTACTGGTGCGTCATGTCTAGCACAACAGTCGGGCAGGTTTATACGAAATTTGCAGATACTTCACAGAAGTTTACTCCGTATATTCCGACTGGAACTCTGGTTAATGCTGTTGGTAGTAATTCGGCTTATACGCAGACAATTAACACAGGCATCACGCTCATTAACGCAACTATTCCTGGCAATTCTATGGGTGCTAGTGGCAGCTTACGCTCAACACAGCAGTTTTCATGTGCAAATAACGCAAACAATAAGTCTGTACAGTTGCAGTTTGGGTCAGGTGCAATAATATATAACGCTGGTATTAACTCTGCTGCTGGCGCACAAACACTAGCAACAA